GGTTTCGTTACGCGCGAAGCACGATTGCAGGACACGAAGAATCGCCAGAACTCGATTGAAACTGAAGACGAAGAATTGCAAAAAGCATGGGCGGCGAGACAAGAACAAGTTGAAAATAATATTTCAAGAATCTATAATTGGGCGATTGAACATGGCATCGCTAAGGAACAGGCAAGAAGTATCTTACCAGAAGGTTTGACTGTTTCTCGCATGTACATGAATGGCACTTTGCGTTCATGGATTCATTATTGCCAGTTGCGTATGGGTCCTGAGACACAGAAGGAACATCGTGAAGTTGCTCGTGATGCTTGGTATCAGATTACCGAAGTGTTTCCGTCGCTAAAGGATTGTCTTGATCTTGGAGAGAAGTGATGATTGACCTTATAAAGACGATGTTATTAGGTCTTTTAGTTGTCATACCTTTGACGGTCGTAACTGTTTTGTTCACCATTCTTTTGGTTACATGGCCATTTTATGTTGCGATAGTATTCACTATAGTTCTTTTTTTGATTGCCTGTTATAACTTTGGATCTCTGCTGAAGGAGAAAAAGTAATGAATGAAAAACTAATCAATTCTCTTATGTGGAAGGCTGGTGCAAGGTTTGAAATGATGAACTGGGTCGATTATGAAAAGTTCGATTATGAGAAGTTCGCTGAGTTGATAATCGCAGAGTGTGTTGCTGTTTGTGAGAATATGGATGGTGTCGATAACTTCGAACAATACATGCATCCCAGAACACCTCGTTATGAGTGTGCCATTGAGATCAAAGAACACTTTGGAGTCAAGTGATGTCTTTATATGTAAAGAAACCTATACCAGTCGAAGCCCGTCAGATTACGATTGAGAATGCATACGAACTTTCTGATTGGTCTGGATTATCTGTTATTCGTAGACCTAACGGAGATATCATAGGTATGATGTGTTATACTCTTGAAGGTATGATGACCGGTCATATTGGAGATTATCTCATCAAGGACGATGATGATAAATTTTGTTTTTGTTCAAAGTTTATCTTCGAAAAAACATATGAAGATTTTACACCTGAATTAGATCCCAATACTATTAATCTGATTGATTTGGTAGATCAACCCGACGGTTCCGCTATTCTTCATTTCGATCTTGGTTCAGAAGCAATCAAGAAATTCGCTGAGATTGGTATGCTTAAGGTACTAACAGATGCTTCTAAAAAAGAACTGGAAGATGAGATTGATACTAACGTAGGTTGTTGAAATGAAAGTTAATATAGGCCCTTATAAAAAGTGGATTGGACCATATCAAATAGCAGATATGGTTTTCTTTGTAAACCGTCGTGGCATTTACGAAAATTCCAAAGAATATACTTGGCGATACAAAATGGCCGAGAAGTTTGGTGACTGGCTTGCTGAAACGTGGGTGAGCGATTTTTGTAATTGGTTAGATCATAAGAGAAAACGTAAGATTCATGTAAAGTTAGATAATTATGATACATGGAGTATGGACGATACTTTGTCTCATATCATTTATCCCATGCTCATTCAATTGAAAGAAACGAAACACGGATCACCTTGGGTTGAAGATGAAGATGTGCCTGAGCATCTTCGATCAACCAACACAGCACCAAAAGAACATGAATGGGACACAGACTCGTTATTTCATGAACGCTGGGATTGGGTTCTTGATGAAATGATCTGGGCATTTGAGCATAAAGTTGATGATGAGTGGACCAACAAATATTACGAAACGAATGACTATGAAGGTCTCCGCGCAGAACAGAATCGTATGAAAAACGGCTTTCGTCTTTTCGGTAAATACTATGAAGGACTTTGGGACTGATGGTAACATGCACACACTGTAGAAAGATGTTTCTTCCATTGTTTGAAGAACCTTGCACACAAGCTATGGATTGTGCATCTGATATCTTTGAACGAGATGGTAAGAAGTATTTGATTGGTAACTTTGGTTCAAAAGTTGCTGATGGAAATCTATATAAAGTCTTGACAGATAAGTTCAAGACTGGTATAATCTGTGATTCTTGCATTACAGATAACATGCAGGACTTTGAACTTCTTCGCGATAATCAATATTTTGGCATTGACCTATAAGGAGATGAATATGGCAGGTAAGAGTGAATTTGGTTTGGCTATTCTTGAAACGCAGTTCAAGCAGCGAGCCTTCGACGGCAAGTGGGAAAGGCTTGGTAAGATCGTTGACTTTGAAAATAAGTATACCTATCAGACAGAAGTCGGAAGTAAGGTAACTCTGATTCCCGAAAGGTGGATTACACTTGGAGTTTATGACTATATCATCGAGTTTTTAGACTAATGGCTACAAACGTTCAAATACTCAAGATGATCACCGGCGAAGAATTATTGGCCGAGATTGTTGATCGATATGATGCAGCAGATAGTTTTATCACGATTAAGAATCCTGTGCGGGTTGTTGTGATGCCAACTAAAACAAATCCTCAAACACCAACTGTTGGATTCGCACCTTGGGCCGAATTCTCAGAAGAAAAAACATTCACTATTCATAAGGCTCATGTCATAGTTACAATGAAGCCGGTGCAGGAGTTTATAAACCAATACAATTCTATGTTTTCGGGGATCGTTGCACCTTCGTCTAAACTTATCATACCAGGAACGTAATGAATGAAATAATAAAACTGTTTCATGAAACAAGAAGCTGGAGAATCTATCATAAGTCCCAAGGTAAAATAGGGCAGATAGAGACTCTGGCTTGTCTCGTTAGAGAAAAGGCTTTACTCGATGCCCTGACTGTGTTAGGGTTGTCTGCTGAAGAAAGAAGAAAACTGGAAAAGATATGAATTCATTCTACACAAATGTACAAGTTTATGGTTCGAAGATTTTATATAGGGGTGTGGACAATGGAAGAAAAGTAAAGCATCGTATCGATTATCATCCGACACTATTTGTACCTTCTCAAAAACCGACACCATTCAAAACTATTCACGATGAATATGTTGCTGAAGTTAAACCTGGCACAATTCGAGAGTGTCGTGATTTTGTAAAACAATATGATGATGTGCAGGGTTTCAAGATTTATGGTAACCAGAAGTATGAATATTGTTTCATCACAGAAACACACCCTGGTGAAATACACTGGAATATCGATCACATTAATGTATGTAATATTGATATCGAGGTGGGTTCAGAGAATGGTTTTCCAGAACCTTTGATTGCGAATGAACCAATCACAGCTATTACATATAAAATGGGTCATAAGTTTGTTGCGTTTGGTTGTGATAACTTTATCAATACCAGAAATGATGTAACTTATATCAAATGTCGTGATGAGTTTGATCTTATCAAAAGATTTATCGATGAATGGTCTGGTAACTATCCCGACATTATCACAGGATGGAACGTAGCGCAGTTCGATATTCCATATCTGGTAAATCGTATTACAAAACTTCTTGGTGAAGATTTCGCCAAGAGGCTTTCTCCATGGAATGTGATCAACTCAAGAGAAGTTCATTATTCCGCCTCAAGAACATATACTGCGTATGATCTACTAGGGGTTGCAACTTTAGATTACATTGATCTGTATCGTAAGTATGCTCCTGAAGGTCGTTCTCAAACGTCTTATAAACTCGACAATATTGCCAATGTTGAATTGGGAGAACGTAAGTTATCTTATGAAGAGTATGGCAATCTACACACCCTATATAAAGATAATTTTCAACTATTCATCGAATACAACATCAAAGACGTTGAACTTGTTGAGCGTATTGATGAGAAGTTGAAGTTAATTGAATTGGCGCTTACTCTTGCATATGATAGTAAGACTAATTATAATGACGTATTCACTCAAGTTCGTATGTGGGACATTCTGATCTTCAATCATTTGAAAGAGAAGAATATTGTTATACCACCTACAAAAACCAACAGTAAAGATTCAATGTATGTTGGAGCGTATGTTAAAGACCCACTGAACGGTATGCATAAGTGGATTGCTTCATTCGATTTAAATTCACTTTATCCTCACCTCATAATTCAATATAACATTTCACCAGAAACATTATTGGAACCATCTGAATATGGACACATTCATAGTAGTATTATTTCTTCTGGCATGGTTTCTGTTGATAATCTTCTGGCCAGAAGAGTAGACACATCTCAATTGGACAAACACACATTAACGCCAAATGGACAATTCTTTGATATTCAAAATCAAGGTTTTCTTCCTCGTATGATGGAAGAAATGTATGATGATCGTACAAAGTATAAGAAGAAGTCTATTGAAGCAAAGAAAGAACTTGAACTTGAAACCGATCCTGAAAAGAAATTTGAAATCGAAAAGAGGATTGCAAGATATAATAACTTGCAACTCGCTAAGAAAGTATGTCTGAACTCTGCTTACGGCGCTCTTGGCAATGCTTATTTTAGGTTCTTCGATATTCGCCAGGCTTCAGCTATTACAACGGCAGGCCAATTATCGATTCGATGGATCGAACAAAAACTAAATGAATATATGAACAAACTGTTAAAGACTGAAGGTGTGGACTATGTTATTGCATCAGATACGGATTCGATTTATCTATCTCTTGATAGATTGGTCAACAAGACTATTATTGCAGAGAATCCGTCTACTTCAACTGCTGACATCATCGCCTTCATGGACAAGGTCTGCGAGAGTAAAATTCAACCATTTATTGACAAGTCTTACAATGATCTTGCTCGATATACTAATGCATACTCCCAAAAAATGATAATGAAGAGAGAAGCCTTGTGTGATAAGGGTATTTGGACTGCAAAGAAAAGATACATTCTTCGTGTTCATAACAATGAAGGTGTGCAATATGCTAAACCAAAACTTAAGGTAACTGGTCTTGAAATGATCAAATCTTCCACACCTTCAGCATGTAAACAGAAGATGTGGGAAGCAATTGAAGTAGTCTTCAACAAAGATGAAGATGCTCTTATTGAGTTTATCGAAAGTTTCCGTAAAGAGTTTGAAAAACTTGATATATCTGAAATCGCTTTTCCGCGCGGTGTTAATGGACTTGAGAAGTATTCTGATGCTAAAAATATCTACGGCAAAAAGTGTCCAATTCATGTTCGCGGTTCTCTGATATATAATCATCTTTTGAAAACCAAAAAACTTGATAAGAAGTTTGAGACTATTAAAGAAGGCGAGAAGATCAAATACATCCACTTGAAAGAACCAAACCTGATTCAGAGTGACGTTATTGCTTTTCCAATTAGTCTACCAAAAGAACTTGACATTCATAAGTATATTGATTATAATACACAATTCGATAAATCTTTTGTCGAGCCATTGAAGATCATTGTTAATAGCATTGGTTGGAAAACAGAACACGTTTCGTCACTTGAGGGGTTTTTTGCATGATCGATTTAGAAAGTGTAGATTATGTTGAAAGAGAATGGGGTCATTGGTCTGTAATTAATAAGGGTGAAGGTTACAAGATTAAAACTCTAGTAATATTACCTAATAAGTCAATTTCTCTACAATACCACAAACATCGTGCAGAAACATGGTGTGTAGTGAACGGCTTCGGTCGAGCATTGGTTGCAGAACGAGAATTTGCCATATCTAAACATAGTTCTTTCTACATTCCTATAGGTGTAACACACAAGGTGTGGAATACATCATCATCACATAATCTCATCATTATTGAAGTTCAACAAGGTGAAATAGTGCGTGAAGATGATGTCGTAAGATTAGGTCAAAACAAATAAGGAAACAATATGTCGTTACTCGAAAAGTTGAAAAAAAATTCTACAATTGGAGATACCGCAACATTACGCAACTCCAAAATCTTTGGTAAGAAAGATACCGTATCAACTTCTATACCAATGATCAATGTTGCATTATCTGGTCATATCGATGGTGGTTTGACACCTGGTCTGACTGTTCTTGCTGGTCCGTCGAAGCACTTTAAGACATTGTTCGCTCTTGTTATGGGTGCAGCATATCTTAAGAAGTATCCCGATGGTGTTTTGTTGTTTTATGATTCTGAGTTCGGTACTCCTGAGTCTTACTTCAAGTCTCTTGATATCGATCAGTCTCGTGTTGTTCATACGCCGATCTCCGATATCGAACAGTTGAAGTCTGATATCATGAATCAGTTGAAAGGTATGGAACGAGGAGATCGTGTTTGTATTATAATCGACTCTGTAGGCAATTTAGCTTCTAAGAAAGAAGTTGAAGATGCGCTTAACGAAAAATCTGTTGCAGATATGACGAGAGCAAAACAGATGAAGTCTTTATTCCGAATGGTCACACCTCATTTGACAATCAAAGACATTCCGATGATTACTATCAATCATACGTACAAGACGATGGAAATGTTTTCTAAGGACGTTGTATCTGGTGGTACTGGCATTTACTACTCAGCAGATAACATTTGGATCATTGGTCGTCAACAAGAGAAGGATGATAAGACTAAGATTATTCAAGGATATCACTTCATCATCAACATCGAAAAGTCACGCTATGTTCGTGAGAAGAGTAAGATTCCGATCACTGTTCTTTACGATCAAGGTATCAACAAGTGGTCTGGTTTCCTTGAGAATGCTCTAGAAGCAAAGATCATAGGTAAGCCTCTTGCTGGTCGCTATGAACAAATGGCAATCGATGGTACTTTCTTCGGTCCCAGATATAAAGAAGATGATATTATTTCAAACGATGAGTTCTGGACTAATATTCTCAATACAACTAACTTTAAAGAATTCATCCATAATAAGTATTCTGTTGGTGGTGCAACATCATTGATCGAAAACGATGTGGAGGAAGAAAATGATTGAACAAGAAGATTTTAGATTTAGAGACGACTTGTATAAAGCTGAAAATGGTGATACAGTACCTGTTGAAATTATGGTGGGTCCTTATAAAGGAGTCATATATCGATATGTGCGTATTGGTGTTAGTGAAAGAGATAACGGTGAAGCGGTACTCAGATTCCAATATGAGTTGCTTGAAAACGGCAATCACACAGAAACATCTTTAAGAAACGATCAAAGATTTACCAATCATATTGGTATTATACTAAATCACTTCATCTTAGAAATTGCGGAGAAAGATTATGCAGATAGAGAAAACGATCCTCAAGAACCTTCTGCGCAACGAGGTATACACCCGTAAGGTACTTCCTTTCATCAAGGAAGAATACTTTACGGTTGAAGAGGATCGTATTCTTTATAAAGAAATTAAAGATTTTGTTTTAAAATATAATAACCAACCAACATATGACGCACTACGAATTGAAATCGATAATCTTGATGGTTTGAAAGAAGATCAAGTAAAGAACATCATATCGACGCTTGATGATATACATCAAGACAAAATCGATACAAATATGGAATGGTTGACTGATAGCACAGAAAAGTTTTGTCAGGAAAAGGCAATCTACAACGCTATCATGTCTTCTATTGAGATCATGAACAATAAGAATGGTGCCTTAACAAAAGGTGCCATTCCACAATTGTTATCGGATGCTCTTGGTGTGTCTTTCGATCCTAATGTTGGTCACGATTATCTAGAATCATTTGATGAACGATATGACTACTATCATAAAATAGAAGAACGTCTTGCATTCGATCTAGATTTCTTCAACAAGATTACTAGAGGAGGTTTGCCGTCGAAGACTTTGAATATCTGTCTCGCAGGCACAGGCGCGGGTAAGTCTCTTTTCATGTGTCATGTTGCATCATCATGTTTGTCTATGGGTAAGAATGTTTTGTACATAACACTCGAACTGGCTGAAGAAGAAGTTGCGAAACGTATTGATGCGAATCTTATGAATATTACCTTTGATGACCTTCTTTCATTGTCGAAGGACATGTATGATAGGAAAGCAAAAACACTAAAGAATAAGACAAACGGAAAACTTATCATCAAGGAATATCCAACTGCTGGTGCATCAACAATTCATTTCAAATCATTGTTGAATGAATTGAATTTGAAAAAGTCTTTCAAACCAGATATTATCTTCATAGACTATTTGAATATCTGTATGTCTGCAAGAGTGAAACCGGGTGGTGGTGTTAATTCATATACATATGTGAAGTCTATTGCGGAAGAGATTCGTGGTCTTGCTGTAGAATATGATGTTCCTGTTGTTAGTGCTACACAGACAACACGATCTGGATATTCTAATTCAGATGTTGATTTGACAGATACCTCAGAGTCATTTGGTCTTCCTGCGACTGCTGATTTCATGTTTGCATTAATAAATACCGAGCAACTAGAAAGTCTCGGACAAATCATGGTCAAACAGTTGAAGAACCGTTATAACGATCCTACAATCAATAAAAGATTTGTCATTGGTATTGACAGAGCGAAGATGAAGTTGTATGATTGTGAACAGTCTGCTCAAATCGATATTACGGACAGTGGTCAAGATACTCCTGTGATGGACAAATCGAATACTATGAGTAGGGATAAGTTCAAGAGACTGAAGGTAAACTGATGAGCAATTTGATGCCAATATTCATAGCAGTATTTTTAGGTGGTGTTGGTATAACCATGGGAATTTTAGGACTTGTAGACGTGTCTTATCATTCTAAGTATAAACTATGCCGTTATTACAATCAACCAATTGAACGTTGTGTGACTGAATTAGGATGGGAAAAGAAATGATTTACGTTCTTATCGTCGTCTCATATTTTGCAGGCGCTGGCGGTAATGGTCAAACTGTCACGTTCCAAGAATTTAATAATTATCATGCGTGTATGTATGCATTGAAGATTGTTGAAGAAAAGAAAAAGCCTAGTTTTTCTTGGGATAACTATAAGTTGTCTTGTGTGCCTAAAGGAGAGTTGAAGTGAAAAAGTATGCTGTTATTCCTTCTAAAGTTCCTGATGAATACTTTTGGAATGTCTATGAGTATGCCACAGACCAGATTGTGGATTCTTTCTATTTCGAAGAGGATGCAATAGACATGGCCAAGTTCATGAATAGAGGTGGAGCCTTCGATGGGTTCACACCCTCATTTATGACGATTCCGATCAAGGTGAAAAACGAAAATTTGAACGAAGTTTTCGCCCAAGAGTTTATGGTCTAGTCCAAGATAATCCAGAAATTCTAATGGAATCAAGCACTTAGACTGCGACAATGTGTCGCAGTTTTTTTTCTTGCATCTGTCGCCGAATGCTGTATACTGTATACATGATGAATAGAGATAAAGAGGTAAAGTGATGACTGATATCGAAATTAATATCAAGCGTATGGTCACTGCAATGATCAAGGAAAAGGGTGATGCTTTTACGATTGGCTACCTCGAAAGCGCTCTTGCCCGTATCATCGACCAGTATGTGAAGGACGAGATTGAGCTACAAAAGCTAAACATTAAGTTCCTCGCAACGGCATGTGAATGTAGTATTAAGGCTGATCGCAAGATCGATTGAGTCGCTGAGATGGAAAAGAAGTGATGAGCGAAGATGTTGGAACAAAGCTAAAATTTTGGGCGGATTGGCACGGCGACAAAGAAACCGCAGACACTTTTCGTGAAGCTATTAAAGAAATAGAACGATTACGCGCTGAGAATGAGCGGCTGCGAGAGGCTCTTATTGAAATAAAGAATGCTGACCCTGTTGATATGGCGCTCGATCCTCAGTGGCCATCAAGAATCGCGAAACATGCTCTCGACAAAGTAGAAGAATGACGGCCATTTATCTTGATTTTAATTCGGGTCAGGCGTATAATGGGCTATAATTTGATGAGGAACAAGTGATGAGCGTAGGAAAATATAGCCCGACCGTGAGCGCCGCTTATGCTGCCGATCAGAAGTGGCATGATAAACTTTGTGCCGAAAATGAACAGTATGATGATGAGGGTTATGATCGTTATGGTTATAACTGGCCCGAAGAAAAAGATCGTGCTGGCTATACAGAGTGGGATTATCTAAGCACATTTGAGAGTGAGGAAGACGGATATTTTTATTATAGCCTCTATGATCATATTGATAATGAGTGGACGTTCGATGGTGTCCGACCTGTGAGGATCAAGTGATGAACGAGCGTATTAGAGAGCTTATGATCAAAGCAACAGGGATGGAGAATGCTCTTGTAGCATTTAATTCTGAAGGTGTTGCCTTTAGCAAAGAAGATATGGTAAATCTTGCTGAACTGATCATCGAGGAATGTAAGAAGGCAATCGATCCAACCGACGATCTGTGTAGTATGATGGAAGAGGTCGGTCGATACAATTGCGTCTTGATAATTGATAAACATTTTGGATTGAAGTGATGTAGTTGATGATTAGAATGATGGGCGGTACATCAGGTGGACAATACTGGTGGGAACTAGTAGATGTTGAAACTGGTGAAATTTTATTGCGTTTTTGGAATAAAGAAGACGTAGTTTCCTTGAAGCTATACTATACTAGTGATTGAAAGAGGATGAAGATGAAGACGATCTATAAGTATGGTCCAGTAACACCGAGCTATGATTGTATTGTCCAAGGACGTATTGTTAGCGTTGGTATGCAAAACAATCAGATTTATGTATGGGCAGAACAGGGTGAGAATTTGCCTCCATCCAAGGTAAAGTTTGTTCCTACCGGAATGCCATATGATGGTATCTATGTCGGCACAGTCTTCGAAGAGAATGGCGCGTTGATATGGCATGTGATTGCGGAGAACGTGTGATGAGCGATCTTGAAAAAGCAAATGAAATTATTGAAAACGGTGTAGCAGAAATTTATCGCGGTTTCTTCCGTCTTCGTGAAATGGGCGAATATCAGGAAGAGTTCGACAATATGGGCGCACTACTCAACATGCTCATGAAAGATCGTCAACATCTGATTGAGAAGTATAAGGTAAAGGAATGACTTGCTTTTAATTCAGGTTCAAGCTATACTACATTTGTAATTGATAGGAAAAGTGATGGCATATTATCTGGTCAAGGCTACTGTAGAAAAGACTGAGTATCAAGGCGAAACCACTAAGGAAAAAGATGTCCGCCTCGTAAAAGCGCGCAGTGAAGAGGACGCATGGAACAAGTACATGACGTACTGGGAGCGCAGGAGCCATAATTATGGTACCTTGTACATCGCATATGGTGTAGAAGTGCTAGAAACGATAGATTGAGATAGGAAAAAGCGATGACTAAGATTGTAATCAATACATGCTATGGTGGCTTCGGTCTGTCTGAAGAGGGTATGCGACTCTATGCTCAGAAGAAGGGTTTGCCGTTCTATGTGTGGAATCCTGACGAGTCTGATCTGTTCAAGCAGTACTTCACGGCTGATCCGTCTGTCATGGCTACAATTGATGATGACTTCTGGCGCAAGCATTCACTCGATTATTATGATATTGACCGCACCGATCCTGCGCTCGTTGAGGTCGTAGAGGAACTTGGTGAAGAAGCCAGTGGTGACTGTGCCGAACTTGTGGTTGTAGACCTGCCAAAAGGCACTCTGTATCGAATCACGGAATATGATGGATATGAGCGGATTGAAACGAACGATGATATGGATTGGAAGGTCGCTTGACAAACGATTATATATAGTTTAAGATGTAAATCTTACCGTGCGTAGCCGAGGGGAGCTTCTACCTCCTTATCCGTAACTGGAGCTGAAAATGTGGGTTCGATTCCTGCCGCACGGGCCATTTAATGCGGGCGTAGTCCAATAGGTCAGGAGACAATTGACTTAAAATCAATACAGTGTGGGTTCGAATCCCACCGCCCGCACCAAAAAAGGAATAGCATATTGGAATACCCAGTAGTCACCATTCGTAATGATGATGATGTTTCTCTCTTAATGTTTCATCTAAACAAAGGCAATAAAGCGGGATTTACAATCCCTATAGAAGTCTCAAGAGTAGAATACTGGCGTTTAATGGATATGATCTACGATAGAACACGAGAGTGTCTAAAAATGAAAGAATTTGAACAAGCTGCTTAAAAAGTAGTTTTACTCGGGAAGCATAAGTGGTATATGCCGGCGTCTCATAAACGTCTTACAGTGGGTTCGAGTCCCACACCGAGTACCAAATATGGGAGTGGGTGTTGGTACACGGGAGGCTCTTATAAAGCCTTTAGCACTAGATGGGTGTTCTTGACTAGGTTCGAATCCTAGCACTCCTACCACTTGACAAGTACCTAAAAATGTCGTATAATGTATGTTCAATGAGAGATTACGGAAATGTTGCTTAAAGGACTTCTGGCCATTCTATTTACGGGAGGTACTCTTGGCCTTGTCAGTATGACGGCTAAGATATACACAGCTTTTTGGGTAACTGATCCTTTCTTGGTCATTACAGTTGTCGCAGGTTTCCTCTCATTATTCGCTGCTTGGATGAAGCTGCTATTTGCTGATTGACAAGTACCTAAAAATGATCTATAATGGTACATATGATGAGGAAATGTGATGATAAAGATGTTAGGGTTCATGTTGATAAGTCTCGCCTTAGGCGGTGCTATAGCATGGTTCTTTTCCTTAAAGAAAAAAGATCGAAAGTTGATCTGGAATAGAAAAATGCTCTTGACAATTCTGATTATCTTTGTTACAATATGTGTCTTGTTTGGTATTGCCGCTTTCGGTAGTATGTTCTCACTGAAGTTGTTTTGAGGTAAAAATTCATGATGAAGAAGCTTGTGATTACCCTTCTTGCCGCTACTGCTCTCGCTGGGTGTTCTCGTATTGATACTGGTAATACCGGCGTTGAAGCAACATTTGGCCAAGTCAAGGAGCAGACTCTACCGCCTGGTGTTTACTTCTCGTTGTTTAAGACTATTCACGAGGTGAACACGATGGAGTATGGTCTTGAAATTAGCGATATGTCGCCGAAGGCTCGTGACAACGTGACTCTCACCGACGTTGACCTGACCGTTTATTTCCGTGTTGATCCGCGAAATGTCTCTAAGATCATGACTCGTTATGCCGGTGACATGAAGTGGAACAGCAAGACAGGTTCATATATTGTGGGTCATGATCTCGTTGCTCGCATGGCGCGAGAAGCCATCTATAATGCATTCACGAAGTACAACGCTTCCGAAATGCATCTTCGTCGTGCGGAACTTGCTGCTGCAATTCGTGAAAATCTACAGATAGAAACTGATGCTGATGCTGGTAAGGGTATGTTTGAGATCACGAACGTTCTTGTTCGTAACATCGTAACTGATCCACGTCTTGAGGAAGCGATTAAGCAGAGTGCCGAAGTTGAGTTCGCTGTACGTCAGCGTCAACAACAACAGGAACTTGCAAGAGTCGAGGCAGAACGTAAGCGCATCGAAGCTGAAGGCGAAGCGGCTGCTAACCGTATCATTGCAGAGTCAATTACTCCTGCGCTGATCGAACTTCGTCGTATTGAAGCAATGTCTAATTTCGCCAAGCAAGGTACACACACTGTGATCCTGCCGCAGAACACGACTCCGCTGATTCAAGTTAAGTGAGAAAATGAAGATGGTTAGAGTGACATATGACTATAGAACGAAGGATGGTTTCCTTGAGACCGATTCTATCGTATACAAGGAAATGAAGCTTGCGTTTGCTTTCATTAAGACGCTTGCATCTAGACGCGACGTTGTAGGAAAGCCTGTCCTAGAAAGAATTTAAAAATATTTTCTTTCCACTTGACAAAAACGAAAAAAAGTGTTATAAATAGAAACATGATGAATACAGAAATTAAACGACCAACAATTTTGGAAACATGCTATCAACCACTCAACTGGTTTGATCGTGTATGGGTTCTTGTGATGTAGGCTTTGGCTTACATATGTAAAACAAGAACCCAGACCAAGTGTCTGGGTTTTTTATTGTCTGCTGCTGTTTGAAAATTGAATATCTTAGTTTAGAGTGGATGACTCACTTCATCCCTCTATTCACGGATGCACTCTTATAAGCCTAACGGAGTGATTCACCACTCACGCATAGGGTGCATCTTTGAATAGAGTTTATGCATATGTCGGTTTCTGGTGAGACCACCTGTCTGTCGAACAGGTTTAGGCGAGTTCGATCCTCGTCATATGCGCCATTTACTGGTCTATTTGTGACACCCGAAGCCCGTTAAGCGGAGGAGAGATACAAGTAAAAGAGTTTAGCGGCTCTTTGAAAGTTGATTAGACGATAGATTGGTCGCGCGATAATGCCCCTGTAGCCCAACTGGTAGAGGTGCCGGTCTTAGAAACCGATATTGAAGTTCTAAGTTTACTAAATACTCCTGTAAAAGGGAGTATCCAAATGGGTAAATACACACCAGAACAAAATCGAGAGTATCAAAAGAGACATTACGAAAAGAACAAAGAGTACTACTACAAAAAAACAAAGAAGCGAATGGAGAAGGTGGTAGAATGGTTCTCTGAATACAAGAACAATCTTTCGTGTAGCAAATGTGGTGAAAGTCATGTTGCTACCTTAGATTTTCATCATAGGAATCCTTCTGAGAAAGAAGAAAATATTTCTCATGTTCTCCGTCGAGGTTGGGGTATAGAACGCATCAAGAGCGAAATAGGCAAATGTGATGTTCTCTGCGCCAACTGCCACAGAAAGTTACATTGGGAAGAAAGAGCCTCAGTAGACCAACTGGTAGAGTCAGCAGACTTAGAATCTGCGTAGTGGGGGTTCGAATCCCTCCTGGGGCACCAAATACGCCTGTGTAGTCCAACTGGTAGAGACAACGGCTTCAAACTCCGTGTGTTGTGGGTTCGACTCCCTCCATGGGCACCAATTAAGGAGATAATATGTTTTATATTCACGACTTCAGTGAAAATGACGGAGAAGTAACGGTAACATATTATTGTTATCCTGAATCTGTGAGTTTTTGTTTTTGGATTGTTCCAGGAACACTATACGGATAATGCTCGCTTAGTGTTGTTGGTCAGCACGTATGATTACTAAACTCGCGTGTTATATAAATACTCTTATTTAAGAGGTGTTTATATGCCAAAAGGATTGGTAACAAAAACAGCGGGAAAACACTATCAGGCGATGGTAGAACGAGCTAAGAGTCGCACAAAAAGTAACCAAGAAATCTTTGTTGAAAATTCTACATATGCTAGAACTCATTTAAAAACACGTATAATAAAACAAAACCTTATTGAGTATGAGTGTTCAGAATGTGATATAAAAGATCATTGGAATGGTAAAAGTTTAGTCTTACATTTAGATCATATCAACGGAGATGGTTTCGATAACAGACTAGAAAACCTTAGATTTCTTTGTCCTAATTGTCACAGTCAAACAGAAACATATAGCCGTGGACAAAAGAAAAAGAAAAACAAAATCCGAAAACAAGAGATACTTGCCAGTTTAGTATAAAGGTAGTACGCCGCATTGTGGCTGCGGTAGATCAGGATCGTTACCTGAAACTGGTGCCAATCATAAAGACTTGGTTTGAATCCAAGAGCGGGTACCATTTATGAATGTTGTTACTCCAGCATAGTTGCTAACGATACGGAGTAATTAACCAGAAGCGTAAGAAAGTAGCTGGTGGAAGGGTGGTAAAGTAAGATGGATACTGGTAACACAGTGAACGAAATCTGAAATTGATCTTGAGGTTGGGTTCGATTCCCATGACATTCTGTAGCTATGCTGGCGTAACAACATTTGGGGAGTGCTAATAAGGGCAGACTGGTGTCGCCGGATGACTGTAAATTATCTCCTTATAGGCAAGAGGTTCGATTCCGTCCATTCCCCACCATTATTCAGCGATCATCAGAAGATGATGAAGAAGTAAGCGATAGAGTCTGGACGAGCAAAATCCTAATCGTAATTAGTATTAAGCAGCCGAGATAACTAGCATCGTCGCCGCTGAATCATATACGCTGATTGGGCGGTATTGGCTATCGCGCTGGATTCATATCCCAGTTAAAGTAGGTTCGATGCCTACATTCAGCACCAAAAAATATCCGTGTGTAGCGCAGGCAGGTGGCGCGGCTGGTTTGGGGCCAGTAGGTCGGGAGTTCGAATCTCTCCACACGGACCATTTCACAAAGGAGATACAAATGAAGATTGATCTAAACTCAATACATCTTGTTTCCCCTAAACAAAACGCAGAGATTGTCAAGATGATCTCTGATGGAACAATTAGTGGAAAGCAAGCGAAAGAACTTCTTTCTATTGTTATTAATATGAATGTGAAACAGATCGAAAATTTCTTGACAGAGCATTTCGATTGTTGTAAGATACAAGAATAATGTCCCTTAGCTCAAAGGTAGAGCAAACGACTGATAATCGTTAGACACTGGATCGATACCAGTAGGGACAACCATTCGGGGTTAGTTCAATTGGTGGAACGTCAGGCTTTGAACCTGAATGTTGGTGGTTCGATCCCATCACCCCGAGCCAATTTGATGTTGTATATGACGTATAGTCTGTAATTGTAAAGTCGCATAGCC